GGATACGGCTGAATACCTTCTGGTAATCCTTCAGGAAGTCCAGGAAACCTTCCAAGCTGTTGCCCTGCTTGCTGCCCTGCTTGTTGCGCCCTGTAATCCTCTACAGCTCTTTGTCGCCTAGCATCACGATTAGCAACATACCGCTGTCGTCGCTGTTGTCTAGCAGTCATTTCCGGCATTTCTGTAGGTTGGCCTGATACTCGACCGCCTCTGCCACGCTTTTCAAGAAACTGCATACGTCGCTGCTGTCTTGCAGTCATTTCGCTAGGGTCTTTGCTCATCCATCCTTTTGCCATTATAGCTCCTTTTCTTTGTCTTTGCTAAAATTGTAATGTTTTCTTAAAGCGGTACTTACGTCTCTTGCTTTTTTAATTTGGCCTTTATCATTCATATACATACCAGCCGATACCCTTGCCACTTCTCCTTTTGCTGGCTTTTGTATTGTCGCAGGATCAACATCAGGCAAATTTACGTTAAACAATCTTTCTGCTCCTGCCATATTTTGAGCATATTGATCATCGGTAATTTTACCCTCATTCTTAAAGCTGTTCATTAAGGTTTGATATGTATCAAAATTTAATCCTTGCGTTTCAGCAAAATGCTTTACGTTATCCATAGCAATTTGCGAATCATCACCAGCATTGCTTACAGCAGCCCTAGCTAACCACCCAACTACATCAGCTCTTTTTTGTCCTTTTAGTCCGTAAGCACTAACCATTGGATCAAGTAGTCCTACAGCAGCGTTCCATGCTTCTGGTTGAGCAGCAGCAATCTTATCAAGCTCTTTCCATTTCAATTCCTTGCCGTCTAAACCAAAATCAAAATTACTTCCATCTGCTAGAGTACCCTGCCAGTTTTCATCAATTGCGCCTTGTTCGATCATCTTTTCACGCACCTGATCTCTTAAAAATTGTGCGCCACTTTTTTTGCTTCCAATTTGTTTGAAGAAAGCTGTTTGTACTCCTAGAGGGCCACTCCACCAGTTTTTATTCCACTTATCTAACTTCCTCATCGTTCCACCCCATTGATCACGGGCAAAACCTTCGACTAAAGCAGAAGCTCCTAGTGTATAAAAAGCAGCCACGGCTCTTGGGCCAGCCATTGCACTTTCATATGCTTGATCATCTGGAGACAACTCACCACTAAAAATAGCTTTACCTGAACCGTACAGAGAAGCTGCCGCTGCAAGCCAAGGGGCATATTTAGCTGCTGCCTCATATCCAGCAGCACTAGCTACATTGACCCCACCCTGAGCCGCTGTAATTCCTGCTCCTATCTCATCGCCTTCTTTGTATTGTTTATATGCACTATAGAGTTGCGCTAATCCAATTGCGCCTTTGGCATAAGAACCCCAATCTACACTATTCCAAAAACTTTCGTCTTGTAGAGCTTCAGCAGGTATATCTTGTGTTCCAGTTGGAGTTTCAACTGTAGCAGTGTTACCTTTGACCTCTAACACCTTTGGCGTTGCTACGGCTCCACCACCACCGCCACCGCCAAGATCTAATGTTCCAGCTCCGCTACCATCTACACTTGTTGTTGGAGGGGGTACTTGCCGTGTCATGCCAATAGAGCCGCTACCAACATCTGTTGGTGTAGCTTCATAGCCCATCCAATCTTTAACGGTTGGAAATCCTCGCAAAGCCTCACGACCAACAACCATGCCACCCAAAGATCCAGCTAGTTGACCATATTGATAGTTTGCTTCGGCTTTTGCTTGTTCTCTTGCTTGTTGCTCCTTAGATTTTGGTTGACCAAAGCGTTGAGCCACAAGGTTAGCTGCCTCTTGATATGGCATCCCTTGAGAAACGTACCAATAAAACGTACCTTTAGGGTCATTAGCTACAAATGCAGGAGGTTGAAATCCATTCATAATCTATATCCAAGTTCCAAACGTTGCTACTCCGTTTCTAGCGTAAATTTGATTGCGCCTCATTGTTCCAGCATATTGTATTTTAGCTGGCATATCTCTCGACCATTCCTCATGCAATTGCACTTGATACTTAGGTCTTACACTGTCTAAACCATGAATCTCTGCAAACCTTTCTAGGATGCCTTGCTCCAACACTTTCTCATTAAATACAGAGCTATCAGTGTCAGCTAAAAACTTGTCATATACTCCGCTGTAATACGTCCATGTTACACCACCGTCGGATACACTTCCTGAAGTATGAGTTGGTGGTGTTGATCCTGTCGTTCCTCCAGCAGTTGTCTGGTAATAATTGCCGTTATAAAAACAATAACTATTAGCCGCAAAAGCTGTATAAGCTGTCCAGGTTTTAGGCTTAACACTGCGATCCGCAATGTATTCAAAAATAATAATATCACCACTTGTAGTAGGCGTAGGATAGATAAGAAGCTGATCATTACTTATGCCACGGATCTGAAACTGTTGATAGATAGTAGGGTTTAAGCCAAAACCTCTTATGTCGGCATAGTCTTGAGCCGTCATCGGGCCTAGCACTCTCCACCTGTTACTCTGATTCCAGAACGTATCAAATTGATAATAAGAAAAAGCGGCTGGCAAGGCATACTGCGCCTGACCAGCCACTAGAGTAATTGACCCTGAAGCATAGCACTTTGTCCAGGGATATTGCTCAAACATCTCACGGTTTACACGTTGAGCTATAGCAAGAAGCTGTTTTGTAGTTGTATCGGTTGCACCAATGATATTGGCACTAACCGTATATCCTGCTTCATCTGCTACATTCTGAATAACCGTGTCTAAACTCATTGTTTTCTCGGTCTACCTCGTCTTTTTTCAGTTTTAACTTCTGTTACTTCCGTTACAAAAGACTCTTCTTCTTCTGCCATTTCTTTTCTTACTGGCCTTAGATCAGTGCCTTCATTGGCTTCAATGCGCTGTAGAAATAACTCTAGCTTTTCTTCTAATCGCTCTCTCTTTGCCGTTTCAGCAGCTAATTGTTGCTTTAGCTTTACTACCTCATTCTGGTCTGAATCAGCCGCCTCAAGCCAATCCTGAGCCATTTTAACCAGTTTAGACAATGGCCCTATCTTGCGTTTTACTTCATCAGTCGCAGCAGCTAGTTGCTCTACAGTTTTGAAGCCAAGATAGTTTAATTCCCTTAAAGCAGAGCCACTCATCATTGCCCATTCAGCCAATGGAGTCCCTTCCGTAACAGGCTCGCTTCCAGCCTTAAATCGCTCATACAACTCTGGATATTCTTGAATATCTCGCTGTTCAATACGCCTTACGGTCTCATCACCACCTGGCCATTGAATCGAAATTGAGGGAATCTCATCAAATATAGGTCGTCCTTCATTTAACGACTTTTCACGATTTTCATTGTAGGCATAAAAAAACTTTACGTTTGCCCCACTGTACCGCTTTTTTGGTTGGCTGTTGCCATTCATTACACTTGCCCAATCTACTTGTGCCATAGTTCTAATCTCCTAGAAATTAAGATTATTTTCTTTTTTATAGCACTTTGCATATTGACCAACAAATTAGAAAATGGGGGAGGTCGCCCTCCCCCGACAGGTTTAGTTTACTGACAAATAACCAGTTGATTTAACCTCAACGGTTCCAGCACCAGTAAGAGTTGTGAGTCCAACTACGTTTTTAATAACCGTAGTAGAAGCATCATCAACAACACCAGCAGTAGCCGTTGTTTGTAGGTTAGCATCAGCAGCGTAAGAAGCAGCGGCTTTAACCTTAATCCCGCTTCCTACTCCACCACCGCCAACACCGCCAACAAATACCCATAAGTACTCATCGTCAGCAGCAGCTACTTGAGCAATACCAACTTGGAGGTTATTACTTCCAGCGTTAGTTGTTGTCAGCATTGTTGCTTGCCCATCATCACTGAGAGCAACAGCAGCGTACTGGTCAACTGCCCCATTTGCCTGAACAAACAAGAATGTTCCTTCAGGCGTAGTGCCAACCGATCCTACACTGATAGGTAGTGGGAGATCAGTTGTTGTATATGTTTTAGTGTAATTAACACCGAATGATCCACTTTTTGCCATGTCCTAACCCTCCTATGGTGCAATAACAGCTTGTAGAGCAGGAGCCGCACAACACAAGTTACCTTCTACGATAATTACCGTGAAGAAAGCGTCTTGGTCGATAGGTCGATCCATCTGTGGTTGTAGTGGCTTAAAGTCTGCCCCTCGAACCATATCGAATGTCCAATACTTAGTATTCATAAGTCGGACTGAATTTGATTCAAGAACAGCAGATCCATAACCGCCATCAAACACAAAATCCACACCGTCATAAGAAAGTGCCCGGAAACCTCCGATAGCCTTCTTAGTTGGTGCTTGAATGCGTTGAATAGATGTAAGTGAGTTATGCAAAAACTTCCAAGCTGTGCGGTCACACATACCTAGATCAACTTGCTCATCACCACGAACGATTTGAGAGATTGTATCAGTTACAGTCTCTTGTACGTTTGTAGCAGAAAGAGTTGCCGTTACAGCTAGGTTACGTGCAAACACGTTTGTTGAACGGTCAATTGTTCCGTATGTACCCGAAGATGGAGATGTAGAAATTGCTTTCTTAATTCCATCAAATTCAAGTCCACCAGCACCAGTTCCGTCGCCTCGAAGCGAAGTTCCAACAGTATTCTTCAATCGAGAAATAGCTGCTTTCATCTTCATTTCAGCAAGATCTAAGAGTTGAGCTTCATCACGGTTAGCTCGTCGCTCACGACCGCTGATAGCTACTGGCTCATATACCTGCTTGATAGCGAATCGAAATGCTGTTGCATCGTCGATAGCTGATAGGTCAAACGCATCATAGCCCTGATAGAAACCACCTACGGCTGTATCATTATACATGATAGGCTTTCGGAGTTCGTATCCACCAGAAACTTTGCGAACAAGACCTTGATCGTCCAGTGAAGCCAAAAGCGGATTGTGGTGAAGAACCTCATCAGCGATGGAATCAGACTGGTCAAACAAGGTCGCTACAATTGCTTCCTCAAGATTTGCCATTTAATTATCCCTTTTATGTCGGGATAACCTTGGAGCTAGTCTCCTGCCATACGGAGGCGTAGATTATCCCGAATATTTTTACTTTCTATTCTGGGAGTTCCACTACCTGCGGAGCCAGTTATTGATTTGCTTGCCGCCTTAGCTTTCGCTACCTTGGCTTGCTCTTTTTCCATTGCCGACTGAGCAGCCATTTTTGACATTAGGCTGGAGAAAGTCGGATTGCCATTAACCACATAATTATAAGCAGTTTCCAGTATTTCCTCTGCGGAGCTGTATCTGCCTGTACTTGTAAGAGCCTGAACAACAGGAGCCATCTCTGCTTCGAGTTGGGTTGCCGTTTCAGGATCCTTGAACAACGGTTTACTAGCTGTAAACGAGTTTACAACCTGTTGATTGTAATACTCAATAGCCTTTTTTTGTTGCTCGTCTTGGGCTGCCTGAAGCCTTTCATCAGCAATGCGTTCGGCTTCTTCCTTGGTAAGATAATTACTTTGTGGGCGTTGTTCTGATTGTTGTGGCCCTGCCATTTCTTGATCAAGCAAGTCATCAACCGTCAAACCGTAGCTTTCTAGCCATTCCCTGGCAGTATCTACAGGGTTATTTTGCATAGCCCGATCCCAAGCAATAGACCGCTTTGTAACATCAGCTATAGTGTAGCCTTGTCTTGCATATTCATCCTCATACTGCTGCAAAGTTTCATGCAATCCCCCTAGGTTATTTCTTAATTGATTAACCTCTTGCATCTTTTTATCGTACTGAGAGCGAGTTTCATAAGCCCTACGATTTAGATAGGATTGAATAACATGACTATTTTCTGGACTTGGATTAAGAAATGCCTCTTTCTCAATAGCGTTCATGTCAGCAGGTGGAACCAAAGGGGCAACGGACGCATTACTAATAACTTCTGTTGTTTCTGCACTCTCTTGTTCAACTTCCTGTGTTTCTTCTGCTATTTCTTCCTGCTCACTTGTATTTTCAACCGCATCTGTCAGTTGATTTTGTAAAGCATCTCGAATACTTAACTCAGCTTGCTCTTTTTCTGGTACTACCTCTGTACTTTCAACCATTTCTATACCTATCTATCATTTGGTTTTTTAATTTAGTGACTAACTCACGTTCAGAACGTCCTGTTTCTCTGTCAGGCTTGTAGCCACGCTCATAAGCGTCACCCACTTCCACCACGCCCGCCTCCCGATACCTTTTTCGGAGCTCAGATTTGCTCGTAAATATCTCTTTTGGATTAAGAG